TAATTATCTCTTTAGGGTTTCAAAAGTGTGTATTGTGCTCGGATTTTGGCTGTTAGGCATTGTCGCGCCTACATCGACAGCGTACACGCTCACGTGTATTCTGCTCCCTTGTTTTTGGCTCTAAACCGTTGCGGTTAAAGAGGCTACACAGGATACACATGACTATCAATTATTGTGTATTGTGCGTTAAAAAAAAGGGTTAACAGTCAAATCAACAGACTGTTAAACCCATATATATCAAAGGTCATGAGTTAATGCAAGTACTACCATTTTTGCTTATCTGACCAAAATGCCGCGCTCATTTTACCCTTTGCAATGTTCTTAGCATGTCTAGCTTTGAACGACTTCTTTCTAGCTTTTTCGGCTGGACTAGTTGGATTTTTTCCAGCACCTCTAACACCTGCCTGACCGAATCTGATGGTTTTGGTTTGTTCTCCCACCTTAGCAACAACAATATGTGATTTGGTTTTATGATTAATTCGCTTAGGCTTGTTATACCCCGTTACCCCCGCTTTAACTAATTTAGTATCTTTTTTTACCGCCATAATTAAATACCTTATTTTAAATAATACTTATTAACTGTTTGACCATTGCCTTTATGCGTGGACGATTTCATTATAACCTGTGAGCCTAAATGCTCAAGCGCGGCTTCTATGTCCTTAACTGGTTTTCTCAGCCTGTTAGCTAATGTTGAAATAGTAGCACCTGTTTTATTGTCTATTTGAGCTAAGATTTTAGCGGTTAAGACGCGCCCGCTTTCGGAACTGGATTTGGACTTCGCGTTATCGTTTGCAAAAGCGAGCATAGTCTTGTCATTGATGTCTTTATACACCATAGCAAAAGCCCATTGACAATGATAAGAGGTGCGCAATCCAGACGGCGCGCCCAATATGAAGCTAATTTTCAACACTAACTCAAAGCCCCGCCTTATGGCAGCCTCTAAGCCTGATAACTCTTTATGAGTTTCAGCATAGGAATGTATCCAGCCCTCTATATCATCCAATAATACCATTGCATCATCAGTAGAGGGTATAGATACTTTATTACCGTAAAATTCAACCCTGCCCCCATCTTCATCCAAGCTGAATGTACCAGCCGAATAGAGCATCTTTATTTTATGCGTTAACATGTCGCTCATCTGTTCAGCCTTGAACCGTTTTTTAGCTCGCGGGTTTGTTTCTTTCTCGGTTATCAGTAGCGACCGACCAATAAAACCATTAGTAATAGAGGATTTTGTAACTAAGCCTGAAAATGTTTCAGGCGTTGTAAAACCTAATAAAGATAAAAACGGTCGTTCTAAACCGCTAGATAAATTATCTAGGGTTTGCTGTATCTGGTTAGCCCGCTTATCATATCTTCCACTAGTGTCTGTTTCGCCCTTGGCTATACAGGCTGTTAATTCTTTAACCAAGACCGTTTCAGCATCGCGACGAACATCACCAGATAATAATAAATAGCTGTTAGCCTTACTGTAGGCCGACATTAATAAACCGATTACACCTTCCAAGTAACTAGCAGAGCCAGAGCGAGAAGCGTTCTCAATTTTTTGTAATAATATGCCTACTTCATCCAGAGCATAAATAGCCGCTTGATGATGCAGTAAATTACGGGTTATTTCTTGCTCTGATTTTATGGTGCCATGAGAAGCCGCATTAATTCCAGCGGCGCGGCCTATGTCTCCAAAGGCTTGCAACACCGCTTCTTTACCTGTGCTTGATGCAGCTACGCAAAAAGTAAATAGGTTAGATGTTACATTACTATAATTATCTTGGTATCTAAGCCCTATTAGATTCCCAACTGCTGATAATGCAGCACCAACCGCTAAGTTTTCACGAGGGTATCTGCATTGGCTGTTAATAAATCCTGCTATCTCTCCCACAAATTCAGGTGGACGTAATAAATCAATGTTGGATATGTCGCAAGGTAAGCCGTTTAGGTCTTGTTTATCAGTAATGGATGGTTCGCTAGAATCAAAACTTACCGGTCGACTATAGCCCGCCAATTCTGCATAATATAATAAAGTTCCTAAACCTACAGGGCTAGGCGATTTACCAAACGAAAACCACTTGCTTTCCATTTCGGAGGCATCATACTTGCTACCTGTTGCCGACCATTCATCCCATATTCTAAAGCCCTCTCCATTCATGGTTTCATGTATCGCCATGCCTAGCTTAACCCAGACATCATATTCTAAATCTGGATCTATGCAGCTTAACATTTCCACCACTTCTGAACCAGACACATCAATCTGTTGATCGTTCAGTAATACACGTTTTTTATGTTTCTTTTTTAATAGCTCTACTAATTCTACAGGCGCATCAGCGATATCACCTATCGAACCGCTGGCTATTTCGTAGCTACCGCCCGATTTATGCTGTGAGCCAATACCGACAACAAAGCCTGATGATTTAAAATCAATCCCTTCATAATCGTCATGTTTTCCTTGTAACGCTAAATCATTGCTCACTTTATAATATAGGTGTTGCGAACCGCCGCCACTACCAGTGTTTACTACTAAGCCGCAATCAGCCAAAGACGGAATATCTTTCAATAGCTTCTTAAATGACTTAACCCCGCCATTTCTAGCATCAACATCAATAACTAATAAGCCATCAACTAAAACACCATAGCCAGTCTTGAACTGTCCCGCCTCCTCCATTTTTAGAATCTGGTCGTTACTCCATAATGGGGTATGTTGCCAAGATGCGGCAAAAGGATGTTTACCGATAGCTTTACAATCTTTATTTCTACAACCGCACTTGCCGTCAACGATTGGATGCAGTCCAAAGATGCGGTAACCCGCATCAATAAATGAATGATATATCATTATTTAGTAGCCTCTAAATAATCGCTGAGTTTTTTAATCATATCCCACGAAACTTGTTTCCGCCCTCCATTTGCGAGGTTACTTAAATAAGAGCGAGTGACTTTAACTTCTCGCGCCACTTTAGATATATTTCTACCTTTTAATTCTGTTATTACGCCGTCTTTAGTTAGCATTGTGTTGACTCCTAGTGAATGACTGTAGACAACCATACGCGAAGTGTGTATTATAGTCAACATGGTAAGCAATAAAGCGCCATGACGAAGGATAATAAATATGAATATAGAGAAACCAAAGGACAGAGCGGTGATAGCTACGCTTTGTGGTGATGCGGGTTTAGGTAAGACAAGCCTAGCCGCATCTTTTCCTAACCCTGTAGTTATCAGGGCAGAAGATGGACTTCAATCAATCCCCTTAAAATCACGACCTGATGCGTTTCCAGTCTTGGAAAGCGCGAAAGACCTATGGGAGCAATTAACGTCATTGATAAAAGAGGATCACAAGTACGAGACTCTTATTATTGACAGTGTAACTGCGTTAGACAGATTGTTTGTGACATCCATTATGGAATCAGACCCAAAAAAACCAGCGAGCATTAATCAAGCAATGGGAGGTTATGGCGCAGGCTTGTTAGCTGTTGGCAGCTTGCACCAGAGATTGAGAAAGGCCGCTGGCATATTAAATGAAAAGAAGAATATGCACATCGTTTTTATTGGTCATGCTGATACAGAGACAATAGAGCTACCCGACCAAGATGCTTACACCAGATACACGTTAAGGTTACATAAGAAAAGTGTCGCGCCTTATATAGATGATTGCGACTTGGTTGGTTTTATGAAGCTGCAAACATTCACAACTGGTGATGGCGATAGAAAGAAAGCAATCTCAGACGGAACGCGAGTTCTGGTTACTTATGCAACATCAGCCAACATCAGCAAGAATAGATACGGCATAACAGAAGATATCGAAGTGCAAATAGGCACAAATCCACTCACACAATTTATACCATCACTTAAAAAGGAAACAAAATAATGAATTTTTGGGAAACGTCAGACAACAAAACGATAGAGTCAAAGTCAACTTTTGATGCAAGTAATAACTTTGAGCCTATTCCTAACAACACGGATGTGCTTGCTGTTATCGACAGTGCAGCATGGGCTAACAATCAATACAACGGTGATTATATCGCTATTGCTTGGACTATTTTATCTCCTGATGAATTTGGAAAGCGCAAAATCTTTCAGAATATTAAGGTTATGCACGACAATGAAAAGACGAGCGATAAGGCTAAGAAAATGCTAGCAGCCATAGACAGTAATGCTGGTGGTAAACTGTTGAAAAGTGGCGAACAGCCAGATGATGCAATGCTTACCAAGTCATTAACTGGCAAGCAAATGATACTTAAGTTGCAAGTGTGGGAAATGACCGGCGACGACGGGCAAACACGCTCAGGCAATTGGGTGTGCGCTGTTTCTCCAAAAGGCAAGATAGCTAAACCAGCCGATGAAGATATCGACTTTTAACAAACTTTAATAAGTAGCCCTGCCATTAGGCGGGGCTTTTTTGTATGGAGAGTACTATGAACAAGCAAGGAACACCAGCATGGTTCAATCAAAGGAAAGGCCGCATTACGGGTAGCAGAATTGGGGCTATCTTAAATATGAACCCTTGGTCGTCACCACAAGACGTATTGCGAGATATGGTAAGAGATTATCATGGGCAAGCTAATGAGTTTGAGGGTAACAAAGCAACGGAACATGGTAACTTTTTTGAACCGATGGCAATCGAAGATTTAAAGCTAAGAATTGGCAAGGATATAAAACATACAGGTTTTCACGAATTTGAAGACTGGCTAGGCGCCTCACCTGATGGGCTGGTGGACGATGAATGGATCGTGGAAATAAAATGCCCTTATGGGTTAAGAAATGACAAAACGGTTAAAAACTTTAAACTGTTGAGCCA